GAGAGAAACTTGATCTTGCCGGCGGTATAGTCGGCCTCGGCCCAGATCGTAGTCTCCAACGTGCCGTGCAGGCATACGTAAGCGATAAAGCTGCTGGCGTCGTCAAGCCGCACGCAGGCAACCTTGCGGCGCGGCTGTTCCAGTAATTTTTCGTCGTCGACTTCCTTGAGCGTCCAGCCAGGCGGCAACGCAACGCGCCGCACGTGCGAGAGTTCGTCGCCGGCAATCTCGAACGGCTTTGTTGATTGGTGGGGGGTGGGGTTGGTCATGCTGGCTTGCCGCCGGCTTGCTTGATTAACGCGGCGAGTTGGGGGGCGAGGTTTGCCAGTTCGGAGAGGGCGCGGCGTTGGCGTAGGTCGGCGTCTTCGATGTACTTCTCGACCAGATAGTAGACGGGCGTCACATCGCCGGTGGCCTCGATGAAGCGTTCGAGGTCGTCGAGGGTGAAGCGGCGCGGGTCGTCCGGGTTGTGGGCCAGCTTCCTCGACAGTTCAGACTGGCTCATATCCATGTCGGCGGCTAGCGTCTTGAGCGGGTGCTTGTGCGTGTAGGCGCACTCGCGAACGCAGTCGAGCGCGGACTGATGGCGTTCTGCCATCCCTGGCTCGAAGTCGATGGACATCTGGTGGCTACTGGAAACTACAGGGTTCATTCTTTCCTCTACTTTCCTCTACACGATGCGTGGTGCTGTGGATACTGAGAGCAAAGACAGGAGGCAAGCTGATGAAACTGTGGCCCACGAAAAAGACGCCCTGCCCGAGGCATGGCGGGCAGGGCGAAACTTCCGACGGACCAGACGTACGCCGGAGGAGACAACGGGGAGCGCCCAGCGCGGTGGAATCGCAGTGCTCCAGCCGACAGGCGCCTGCGGCGATTCCTGCATCCCGGAGCGGCTGGGCGCTGTGATCATGCGGCGGATTGCTGCGCAGGGTCAGCGACGGCAACGGGGTACGGTGCTGAGGCCTTGGCCTGGCTTTGATTGGCGAAGTAGTCCGCCAGGCGCTGCACGGTGTGCACCCCAGGGTCCTTGACGGCGCCCTGCGCGATCTTGCTCAAGGTGCTGAACGGGACGCCACTATCCCTTGCGATCTGCTTCTGTGGGATGGCCTTGGCGCGAAGATGCGTCATGACAAATTCGTAGATTGTGGTAGAGGTATCCATAGCCTTTGAGTCTATAGCCATTTGTGGCTTAAAGCAATAGCCGCACATGGCTTTTTTCAATCGAGACAATCCTAATATGGACATTGCGCAAGTTATAGCCTACAACTTGTCGGCGCTTATGGATTCCTCCCCTGATTGCGGCGGCATAGACTGCCGCAGCGGCTGGGGTAACGCGGCGATAGACTTCGTTCGGCCGGCCGTTGCAGATCCGCATGAACTCAATACCGGCAGGGGAGGCGAAGCGGCGATCGGTCTTGGCCAGCGCCAGCACTTCGCGCGCCGCAATGTCGCTGGCTGGACGCTTGGCCCAGGCCAGGGGATCCTTGGGACCCATCACGCCATCTGCGTCCGCAGGAATATCAGCGTGGCAGAGGCGTTCCGCTTCGCCCCGGCATTTCGGGGCGTCGTTGCGATCTGATCAAGGGTAGTCATTGCCGTTTCGAGTGCAGCCCGCAGCTTCGCTATTTCCCTCTCATTTTCTGCAAGGCGCAGCGACGCTTCGTCGGCTGACGCAACCTCACTCGGTTTCGTCGGCTCAATCATGGCAAAGCCTTTCGCGCTTCATACAGCCCGTCCATGACGATGTTGCTCGCCAGTACCAAGCCATTGCGCACTGACGACTGGTCCAACCCATTGCCAGGCAGTGGGCCGTTCGGGATTGCTGCGTTGATCTCGCCCCAGCACTTCTGGCGCTCGTCTTGCCGGATAGCCTCCCACACACGGCCAAATTTCCCCGAGAGGTAAGCCAGCGAGAACCATGCCCAAATCCAGCGTGTCAGTGGCCCCACGCGCTCAACCTTCGGAGTCCATCGGAAAGGCGGTGCAATCTCAAACATCACGACCATGTGGCTGCCCTTTCTCTGTCACCGATTCGGGGTTGTTGACGGCCAGCCGCTGGGGAAGGTAACGGTCTCTGTTGGGCGTCTCGCAATCGCACCCGTCCTCTGCGCAGCCGTATTGCCTGTCGTGGGCATCGATGCTGTGCCCGCAGGATAGGCATAGGTTGTGCGATGTCTTGATCCCGTGCGCCCGCTCGACGGCCCGCGCTACCCATCTGCCGTAGTCTGGCAGCGTCCATGATCCCTGCTGCCATATCGGAAGCAATGCGGTAATGTCGGCATCGGTCAGCGGCGTTTGCGCTCGATACAGTTCGACTGCCCCAGGTCTGCCGCGCCCCATTTCGTCCGTGCGCCAGAGGCAGCCGCCCCACAGGTAGGCGGCAGGCTCCCTGGTGGCATCATTCGCCAGCGACAGGACGGCCCGCGCCTCGTCGCATATCGCAGGCCAGCGGTCTGTTTCCTCCATGCGTGTCAGCATGCGCTGCATCGTTTCCCGCCAGTCCATTCCAGCAACTGGCGTCAATTCGGCAATTCGGTCTTTCGCGGCGCTCAACTGGGCTAGTAGTGAGGTGACCATCTCTTTGCATTCCATGAGGTCGTCGTATTCCTCGCCGGTCAGCGTCACCACATCAAGCGCACGCGACATTGTCTTTCTCCGAGCAACCACCGCCCATGTCCATGCCGAGCGTTCCGGCGGGTACAATCAGCAGACCGTGTACGTCGCTACCTACGTCTCGCGCATCGCGGCGCCGCCCCGTCCAAGGATCGAAAAGCCATGCCGTTCCTCCGTGCCATTCGCGCCATTGCGCCGCATGGCTCGGGTACGGCCTTTCTTCGCCGGTCGCAGGGTCAAACTTCATCAGTATGTTTTGCATTTCCAATTCTCCAATCGGTCGCCGTAACGCCCAACTAATCATTCCAGCGGACGCCCTGCGGCGCCGCTGAATTCAGTCGTTAGGCCCTTGCCTTCATGCCGGCAAAGCGCGCCATTGCCAGGCGGCGCGAAACTTCCAGCGCAGCGCCCACGCTCAAAGTGCCAAGTGTCAGCGTTGAAAGCGCGCCGTCCAGCAACATCGCCGGGCCAAGCAGCGCGCGCCACGCCCATGCTTCGGCAGTCTGCTCAATTTTGCGGTTCACATTCATCATCACGCTCCGGTTGCAACGGGCCTAGCCCGTCATTGCCCGTATAGTCACACCAAGCGCGTCTCGCGCGTGCCCAGCAACCCATAAACTTCTTCACGTCGCAGGTTTGCGGTTCCGCGAAAAACCCTTTGGCGGCTTCGTCAAATGCAGCAGCCTTGCTTCTCATGTCATGTCCATCCGGCAATCCATCAGCATCCGCCCTTGTGATCATCGCTGCTGCTAAGTCAGTGTCAGCCATTGTGGTTCCTCCAAAATTACGCCTAACAAGGCATTCAACCGGACGCGGTTAAGCGTCGCGGGTTTTCATTAAGCGCGGTGGCCGCGCCGGTTAACCTGGCGTTATGTGGCGGAATGCAGCGCCAGCCTCAGCAGTTCGTCGCGGAACTCCAGCGGACCGAGTACGGCCGCTGAACTCCACGTTAGGCGTCACATGAACGCTGGATCGTCGTACATGATGCCGCAATCTCTGCATAGTCCGTGTGCCTTGTACGGATCATCGGTCCTCACCCACCTGTCACGCGGCAGGAATTGCCCACAGTCGCGGCATTGTTTGTGGTAAATGACGCCTAGCAAGTCGCTAGATGTCGTTGCTTCGCCACTGATCTCGATCACCAGGCGGCCGTCTTTTCGATATGCTTTCATTTAATCCTCGGATGTATTCGTCGAACATCGCCTTGCGCATCGCCTCGCGCATATCCGCCAGCGACTTCGGCATCGTGTAGTGTCTCAGCGCCGAGCCAGATGCTTTAAGCACTGAGTCCAGGGCCGCATCAATTCGCTGTTCTGGTGTCATTTCGCCTCCTGTTGCGTAACTGTGCTTTCGATCGGGGCATTAGGGGCTTTTGGTAGTGGCATCCAGTGCGTAGCCTTAACCCGCTCCGTTTTGTAGTAATCAGGGATGCCAAACCACCGCGAACCAATGCGATGAACAGACGTTACCCGCGCCCCGAACTCCGGGTTGTCCATCGATCCAATCCAGACATCCACTGCTAGTTCATCTGGTACGGTTTCAATCGGTTGCCATTCCATCGTCAATCCTCCTCGGCGTCACGCACTACTCTCAAAACTTCTTTGGTGTTCACTTGCAACTCCCCTTGTACGGCGGCCAGCCGGAACGTTCCTCAGCGCGGATTCCCTTGGCCTCGTCAGCCTCCCAGATTGATACCATATCGCAATAGAGCTCATGCTGTTTGCGCTCCTCATATGCCGCGTCGCTGCACCCGGCAACAAAGAGCAGCGCCAGAACCCCGGCAATGAGCACCCCGGCCGCAACCAACTCAAATAGCGGGGAGTGGTTGAACTTTATCGATCTGGCGGCTGTGATGATGTCGGCGCGGGCATCTGGAAAATCATCAGCGAATCCCTCGATATCTGGGTGATCGAAGCGCGCCAGCTCCTCACTGGCGTATTTGTCGATCAGGCAGGGCACCGTCTGCCCGGCCAGTGTAGAGTCTGGCGGCGCCTCGATGAAACCCCAGACGTTGATGCCACCGTTGCTGGTGCGGCACATAACTTTTCTGGTATAGGTGATTTCCTGGTTAATGTTCATCGTTCGCTCCTTTCTTTTTCGCCGCTTGTGATTTCTGGTGGTTTCAGGCTGTAATGCGCCCGCAGTGCCGCCTCAATCATGACGGCGGCGGATGCCGCTCCATGCGGTTGCACCTCATTCCTAAGCCACTCAACTATCCAGCGGGGGAGTTTGTACCCCACCGGGATTTTAAGCATCAGGGGGTCGATTTTGGGGCGGCCTGGGCCAGGGTGTTGTTTAACGCTCACTTTCTTGCCTCCACGAATCCAGCGTGTTTGAACACGTTGGTTTTTCTAACGCTCCCATCCTGCTGCACATGCTCGATCGACTCTCTCCGAGAGAACGCGAACAGCGGGATGATCCCATGCGCCCGCAGGCGCTTCGCCAGGGGCTCCATCAACCACGGGGCGCCGCCGATCATCGCCTGCTCCGGGAACGGATCATCCACATCATCCCATTCCAGGTCGTTGTGGAACGCCAGCAAAACCAGCGCCTCCGCCCGGTCCTGGATATCGTCCAGGTCGGGCAGTTCCTCGAACGTGAGCAGCTCGGCCAGAGCCTCCCGCCCGGACTGGGGCAGATCCACCACCCCGGCGGCGATCTGGTCAGGGGTGGCCTGGTGTTGGGTCAGGTTAATAATCACCACATTTTTCCTTGGTTCGGTTCCAGATCGAGGGTAATCCCCGGTCAGCGAGCAAAGTATAGCTGATAAATAATAGTATGCAAGACTTCCTTTATATTATTTTGGAATTGCGGAACTGGTTTTTGTCCCTGAATCAGACTCTACCCGTTCAATCTCTCTAAGCGCGCACTCGTAGTGGCCTCTGCCCCAGGCGTAACACCCCTCCCCATGTGTTCCCATTCGCCCATCCCTGTCCTCCTGGGCGCGCAGGCAGCCTCTCAATCTCTCGATTTCCTCGGTCGCTTCCAGCAGCAGCCTCGTCGTGGCGTCAGCCGCGCCCCCCTCTATCTCTCGGCTTCTGTACTCTCGGACTATTTCGCCTACGCTGCGCATCGGCTCTCCGCTTACCTCAGCGTTATGTGACTCTGCCCGCAGTTCTTCCATGCACTGCCACAGACGACCGTCACCGCTCTTTTGGTGCGTCGCGGTGTCCCACGCAGCCATTGCGCGCTGCATTACATGTTGCTGGCGCTCAATCATGGCCTCTGCCTGTGATAGCGCCATCTGAAGGCCGGCAATCACGTCCGAACTGGTGATGATTGGGGCGTTCTCACGTTCGCACCCTGACTTCTTGCAGAAGCCGCCACATGAAGGGCATTGACGTGTCATTCCGCACTCCCCAACCTATCGGGACAGGGCGAGGCTTCCAAGAAGTTGATGCGCGGTGACTCTTTGCGCAACACGTAGTATTCAACCTGCACCTTTGCGCTACCGATCATCTTCCCGGCAATGTTCGCCAGTTCTGCGGCTTCGCTCGGCTTAATCTCGCCAGCCTTTAGCTTCGCAAAAGTCAAGGCCAGTTCTGCCCTTAGTTCGTCACAGTTTTGCATTTCCGAATCTCCCGTTTGAGTTTCAATAATTCACGGTGCGCGTTGACCAGCGGTTCCGGTATCTGCGCCGCAGGTATTGCGTACACCTGCGCTATCTTCTTTCTCACATATCCATCGGTCAGATTGTCGCGTTCCTTCTTTGCTTGCGCTATCACCTTGTCAGGGTTTGCGGCCTTGTACTTCGCCTTTCTTGCGTTGCTTCTGGCTCTGTTTTCCGTTCTCCATGCAAGCTGCCGATGCCGTTCCTCGTCAAGATGCAAAGCCCTATACGCGGCGTTTCGTGCGTCTATGCGCTCTTTGTTGGCCGCGTAGTAGGCTTTCCCGTTCGCTACCTTGTCCGCTTTGTCTTTGTATGGCATGGCTCACCCCGTCACATAACAGGTCATTCAAACTGAGTTTTCCCGTAGTCGGGGCCAACGCATTCCGTTTTCGTTGCCCATGCGTCAGGCTCAACTAAGATAGTTGGTTGCTTTTGATCTTCGTTCATGTTCATCTCCTATTCCGTTTCAACAGTGAGTGCGCCGGTGCCGACGCGGGACACGATCAGCTGCAGGCCGCTTGCGGCGGCAAGTTCGCGGAACGCTTCGTAGTGCTTCTCGTCCAGCAGTTCCAGTCCGTCCACGCAGATCAGTCCAAGTTCGCCGGCGCGCAGCTTCGCTATCTCGATGGCGATTTCCACCTGCTGCGCGGTGTTCAGGCGATCAAACGGAATGCCGTATCGATACAGGCTGCCTTCAGTGATTTCCATCCCAGGGATCGGCAGGCTGGCCAGCAGTTCGGCCTTGTAGGCGTCCAGCGCTTCCAGTGCTTCGGTATATCGGCCGGCTTCCTCCTTCAGTCCGTCCAGTTCGCCTGCCATGCGCGCCACGTTCTCTTTTGTCTGGGAGAAACGGGCGTGCTGTTTCTGCGCTTCCTCGATGTTCGTCAGCTGAGCCTGCACGCCGGCACGGGCTTGGGCGTGTTCGCTGCGCGCATCGGCTCGGGCGCTATCTGCCTTCGCTTTCACTCCGGCGAGCTGGATCGTATCCTCATCGAATTCGCGCTGGATCGCCGCAATCCGATCACGGTAGGCCTGCGCGCGGGCGTCATAGTCTGCCTGGAGCCCGGCCATCTTAATGTCGATCCGAGCCAGTTCTGCATCGCGCGCCTGATCAATCTGATCTAACTTCGCCAGTAGGCTAGCATCGGTGGCCGGCGCGTCCGGCACTTCGTCCGGCAGCGTGGCGCGCAGCTGATTGATCGCGCCTTCCTTGTCGCGCGCGGCGCGGTTCACTCCAGTGCGCTGATCGAACACGGCCTTTTTGATCGTCTCGATCAGATCGATGCCGGTCGCGGCAACAGGCTGGCAGATATCAGCGCCCGCGATCTGCACCAAGCGCGCGCGATCTACCTCGATCGGCATCACCTGGAGCAACGCATCTACACGCGCCTTTTCAGGGGCGCGCAAGAATTCCACCGGGTTGACCGAAAGCACATCGTGCAGCGCCTTGATCGCTTCGGCTGGCCGCGACAACTTCTTCTCATTGCGCAGGATCGTAACGTTAGTGGCTTCTGCCGTGATCGATTTTTTTATTGTGGTTCCATCGTCCAGCACCAGTACAATTTCTCCCTTGTCTTCTCCCTTTCGTAGCAGAGTCCCATCGTGCCCGCCACGCAGTGCAGCGCGCAATGCTTCTATCGTCGAAGTTTTGCCGCTTCCGTTCGCTCCGGATATCTCGGTGAAGCCGCCGGGCGCGAACTCTAATTCGGCGATGCCCAACACGTTTTGAATGCGCACGTGCGACACTTTCAGTTTCTTCTCCATTAGAATTTCTCCTTGGTGGCGCCATCCACCGGAGCATCTGCTGGCTGCGGCTTGCTGGGTGATGTTGCTGGAGGTGATGTTGCTGGATTAGCCTTCGCGGCAGCGGCAGCGGCAGCGGCAGCCTTCGCGGCAGCGCTCTGCGTTGCGTCAGGGGACTGTTCACCAGCTGCCGGCGAGAACTCAGATTCCACGCTGGTGTATCCATCCTTGATCGCGCGATACACTTTCCGCAGCCGCACCAGTTCGGCCGGTACCATCGAATCCACCTTGTGCCCCAACTTGCGGGCGATGGCGTCCTGATGCACGCCGAACGCGGCGAATGCTTCCAGCAGCGCCTTGATGCCTTCTGGCGTAACATCCACATTCGTGCGCAGCGTGGCATCGCACTGGGCCACGGCGGCATCCACCACATCGCCGGGGATCACGCCAAGGATGCAGGCACGCAGGCGGCGGGCGCCCTGGTTTGCAACCATTTCATAGATGTCTCTCGAATCGGTCAACGCCTTGCGGCCATTCTTTGTGTCGCGGTAGTGCGGCACTTCGAACACCTTCACCTGGCGCGTGTTTGTTTCCACGTCCCATGCGAACGCTTCAACGGTGGACTTGCCATGCCCTTGGGCTAGCTCGCGCACGCCAAATTGAAGATTGCCCCACGCCTGCGCCAAGGCTTCGGCCAGGCGGATGCTGGGACCGGTAACTTCCTGGCCGCCGCGGGTGTATGTGTAGACCGCCGATTCGGCCAGCGACGGGCGGCAGCAGGCTTGCAAGATGCGATCGGTGGCGGCCACCTGATCGCGAGGGAAGCGCTTCGCCAGCAGGATTGCTGCCTGCACTTCGGCGATGGCGCGCTGGCCTTCGGTATCGGCAGCTGCGCCGGGCTGGACGGGTGCGATGGCGCGGCCTTGCGAAAACGGATTCAGGGCGGCGGCGGGTACGGTTTGTTCTGCGACTTCGTTCATTGATGCTTCCTCGGGTTATTTCAACCGCAGTACGCGGCTGATGGATTTCTTGCTGCACTCGGCAGCGATTGCGGGGTGCAACTTGCGCAGCAGGTCGGAATCGATCCGAGTTGCTTCCTGCGACTTATAGGTAGCCAGCGGCACGCCATTGAATGTGATCGTGGCGGAATCGGCGAAAGAGATGGCGATTTCATCGCGCAAGAAATCCAGGCTTTCCTTCGTGGCCTTTTCTTGCGCCTTCAGTTGGCGATAGCGCTCCACCTTATCGGCAAGAACTTGATCCACTTCCACGGCTTTGCCCGTGTCGCGCTGCCACAGCTTGAGTGCATCTTCTGCATTTGCCGGCGGCGGCGGCACGCGGGCCAGTACGTGGCCGTGCCAGAACCCATGTTCGGCCGCGATCACATCGCGCACAAAGCTGGCATCGCGGTAGATCCTGTAGATTCGGAAATCGGCATCATCCGCAATGATCGGCGTCCAGATCGTTTCGCCTTCGGCGTCCAGCTTCGGAGCCCAGTCCAGGCCATCGCCGAACAGCACTGGCATGTAGCAAATCTCTGCGGTTGGGACAACCGCGAAATAGTGGGCCACCTGCGTGTGGTAGTAGGGTGGCACATCATCGCTGCCGGAATCGCCCCAGCCTTTGTCGCTGAACGCTTTCTTGCACTCAACGATGGCGCCGGATTCCGGCACGCCACCATCAAGGTTCGCTAGCATCCACGGGTGTTCGATGGATTGCAGCATCGGCAACTTCACCACCGGGCTGCCGTGGATTTCCTGGAAGCGGGCCAGTATCAGCGGCTCCAGCGCGCTGCCTCGGCGGAGGTGCTTACTGTCTGCCTGCGGCGTTCCTTCGCCGATTTTGTCCAGGTAGATATCTAGCGGCGAACGCCAAGGCGATAACCCCAAGATGGCGGCCACATCGCTGCCGCCGATACCCGCTTTTCTGGCCTGTAGTTGTGCTTCGGTGAGCATTTTTGTCCTCTCTGAAGTTGTTTCCAGTCCGTTGACATTAGATCATCATCAATAACAATGCAAGCACTTTTTCGTTCTGGATTGTTGACTGCGACCGTGGCATTATTGACCTATGAGCAACACACAGAATCAAGCAGATCTCGTCATCAGCCTTTTCGGCGGCGTCAGAAAATTGGCGCGCGCAATCGGGCGCGACCCTGCCGCCATCTCGCGCTGGAAAAAACGCGGCGTCGTGCCCACCTCGATGCAACGGATCATTTTGGAGCTGGCGTGGGAGCGGGGGCTGGATCTGACAGAGCGTGATCTGATCTTTGGGCGCGAGATCAGTGATTGAGCTGCAACTGCCATGGCCACCATCCGATCTGTCGCCCAACAAGCGCCTGCATTGGGCGCGCGTAGCAAAGACCAAAAAGCGGTACCGAAGAGATTGCATGATTACTGTGCTCTCGCAGAATGTTGGCAGAGCTCCAGACGGACCGCTCACTCTTGAATTGGTGTTCGTGACTCCGGATCAGCGCAGCTACGATAGGGACAATCTTGTGGCGCGAATGAAATCTGGCCTGGATGGCCTGGCGGATGCGCTTGATATCAACGATAAAAGATTTACAACCCTGGCCGCGCGCGTAGACACCGACAACATTGGTGGATTTGGATTTGTGCGCGTCCGCATTTTTCAGGAGCAAAAAGAGTGAACCTAGCAATCTTCACCGGCAATCTTGGCCGCGATCCAGAGCTACGCATCGTCAACGGCGACAGCGTGCTTGGATTTAGCATTGGCGTGCAAACAGGCACCAAGGACAAACCCGGCACCATGTGGGTGTCGTGTTCGATCTGGGGCAAGCGCGCCACCAGCTTGGAACCATATTTGCAGAAAGGCCAGCGCGTTACGGTCAGCGGATCTCTCCGCCTCTTGGAATACCAAGGCACTGACGGCACGCCAAAAACCCAACTACGCATGACGGTCGATCAGCTCGATCTGCCGCCACGGGGCGAGGGTCAGCCGGCAGCAGCAGCGCCGCAACAGTGCCAGCAACCGTCCACTGGCAAGGGTTTTGATGATTTTGACGACCCGATTCCGTTTTGAGGTACCCAATGGAAAAAATGAACGACGCATTCCGCATGATCCGTGCGTGGGCTGAAGCACGCAACCTGGTGCATGGCTCGACGCCCGACAAGCAGTTCACCAAGCTGATCGAGGAGATCGGCGAGCTGGCCGCCGGCATCGCCAAGAAGCGCAACGACCTGGTCATGGACGGCATCGGCGATGCCATCGTGGTGTTGACCATCCTGGCCGCGCAGCACGGTGTCAACATTGAGGCGTGCATTGCCATGGCCTACGACGAGATAAAGGATCGCAAGGGCAAGATGATCGACGGCGTGTTCGTGAAGGAAGCCGATCTTTGACAACTTGACATGCCATGTGTGGATTGGTTTAGAATTGGAATTACACCAGCCACACAGAAGCGTGAACGTGAATTCTCCCAGGATCGAAGCTGCCAAGAACGGGCAGAGAAAGTACCAAGGTAAGCCCTGCAAGACCTGCAGCGGCACCGAGCGGTACACCATCAACTCGGCATGCGTGGCCTGCACGCTCAAGGCCAAGGAGAAGGACGCCGAGAACATCAAGGCGCTGCTGGCCAAGGCAGGTGCGTGATGGCGACCTATGGCTAGGATCAGAACCATCAAGCCCGAATTCCCCCACAGCGAAAGCATGGGCGAAGTCAGCCGTGAGGCCAGGCTACTGTTTATCCTACTATGGACTCTGGCCGATGACGAGGGACGCCTTCGCGGAAATTCGCGAATGCTCGCGAGCCTTCTGTACCCATACGATGACGACGCTCCCAAGCTGATTGACGGCTGGCTCTCCGAGCTGGACGCCCAGAGCTGCATCGTTCGATACCAGATCGCTGGGTCGACATACCTGGAGATCTGCAACTGGTTGATTCACCAGAAGATTGACAAGCCTTCCCGCTCCAAAATTCCGGCATTCGATGAATCCTCGCGAATCCTCGCGAATCCTCGCGAAGAGTCGTCGGGGGATCAAGGATCAAGGAAGGGATCAAGGATCAAGGATCAAGGATCAAAGGAAGGGATCAAGGAGAGGCCGCAGCTCGTCGGGTTTGATGAGTTCTGGAATGCCTACGACAAGAAGGTCGAACGCCCTGCTGCTGAACGATCCTGGAGAAAGATCAAGCTCACTGACGAATTACTGAGAACCATCCTGGATGCCGCCAAGCTCTACCGACTCAGCACACCCGATAAAATCTACCGGAAAAACCCAGCCACATGGCTGAACAACGAGTGCTGGAACGATGAGGTTATTCAGCCCACAGCGATTGCAGCGAAAAAAACCCAGCACCAGCTGAATATCGGGGCGATGGCCAAGTCAATCGGCCTGGCACCTAGCGAAGAGATTTTCACTGGGATCACAATTGAGGGGGAAATCGACGATGGTAACGACATCACTACCAACCGCCTGGATTGAGAAGATTTTCACCAGACTGCATGGAATTTATGGACGGGAGTTTTGGTTGCAGTACGCTACTGGCGCGGTGGATGGCTGCGATCCCGGGGTTGAGAACGCAAAAATTGCCTGGGCAGAGGCGCTGGGCATGTTTGCGGATCGACCTGAAGCGATCGCATATGCTCTACAGAATTTGCCAGGACGGTGCCCGAACTCAATCCAGTTCAGGGATATTTGCAAAGCTGCCCCACTCACCCAAGAGCGGCCACATCAGCTCAAGCGAGAATGGACCGATGAGCAACTGACTTCGAACAAGAAGCGTGTGCGTGAGTTGCTCAAGGTGATCACAAACAAAATGCCGGTTTAGACGGCCATGCGCGATATTGCCGCCAGGTATTACCAAAACCATAGCTAAACGGTTCAGAGAGCCCGCTGGCTGGATTTTTAGGCCGGGGGATAGGCAAGGGACCGGTATGCGCAACAAATGCCATATACGCCTTCTCAGGCGGCTGGTCCTGCCCGGACTGATTGCCGGGCAGTGGTTATTGCAATCCGAATCCGGCCAGACGGCCGCGCATGATCGGGCCGACAACCTCACCGCGCCGTAGCGCGTCGAGAGCATCGACCAGATCCTGGCTGTCGGCGTCCCCCGCTTCTGCGTCGGCGCGCAGGGTGGCCTCTGTGAGAGGGCCGCTGGATAGCGTGGCCCCATCTGAGTCGGCGGACAGTTCCGCCTCACCGAGCGGACGCCCCGCCGGGCTTTCAGCAAGCCCTGTCAGATACGACGGGCCGTCATCACGGCCGCCCCAGTTAGATCCCAAAAATCCCCGCCTAGACATGATCTGTCTCCTCTTTTGGTTCTGCCCGGCCTGATTGCCGGGCGGTAGTTGCTCGCTGACCGGCAAGCAGGCCGTTACTCGATTTCCGTAAAAACTCAGCCCTGATTAAGAAGGGATTAAGACCGTTACTCAGTGTCCCTATCGTCATCAGGCACCGGCAGGCCGTTGCGCCGGGCGACGGATAGTTGATACCCGCGCTCGGCGAGCAATGCGACCGGATAACCGGCCTCCGCGATAGCTGGGCGTTCCGCGATGGCTGCGCCGATGAGCAATTCCACCTCTTCGAGTGTCGGGGGGAACTGTGTGCGTAGGTTGGTCGGCGTATTGAGCCACTTTTTACTGATGTAGTTCAGAGTGTAGTCGCGGGATTTTTCGCTTATGAAGTGTGTCATTTTGCTTCTCCTGTCTCTGATTCCGATCGGGGTAATCCCGATCAGTGATTACAGTATTGCACAATAATGATTAGAGTCAATACCCTGATTTGTTTTTTTTAGATTGATTCCGCATATATAATTTGGTTTATATCTCAAATGCCGAGTTGCCAACCGCGTCGTCAGTAGCTAGGCTGGTCGCGGGTCAGACGCGGATGAGGCTGTGACAAAAAACGACGAGAGGATCATCAACTGGCCGGCTATCGAGATCGATTATCGGGCCGGCGTAAAATCTCTGCGCGTTCTGGGCGCTGAGTACGGTATCTCTCACGGTGCAATCAACAAGCGCGCCAGGCGTGATGGATGGTCGCGCGATCTCTCAGCCAGGATTGCTGAGCGCACCCGAGAGCTGGTATCCAGAGCAGCGGTATCCGCTGAGGATACAGCGGTATCCAGAGCGGCCGAGAAAGCCGTCGTGGAGGCCAATGCTACGCTCCAGGCCAACGTGATTCTGTCGCACCGGACGGACATTCAGGCAGCGCGCGCGCTGGTTGTATCGATGCTCAAAGAGCTTGATATGGTTAGCCAGAACCGCGACCTGCTTGAGCAAATGGCCGAGGCAGTGACTGCCGACGACAAGAGCGGCCGCCGCCAGGAGCTGTTTGAGCGGGCGATCAGCCTGCCGTCCCGCGCTGGGGCCGTGGACAAATTGTCCGGCGCCCTGTCGAGGCTGGTGGCGCTGGAGCGCGAGGCGTTCGGTCTCAATAGAGGCGAGGTTGCGCCAGACCCGGTCGACGAGATGAGCCGCGAGCAACTGGAGGCGGCGTTTGTCGCGATGATGGATCGAGCTCGTATCATTAATGGAGAGGTGGTTAATGTGCCATAACGTAGAGGTAACCGGCGCGGAGCCGGCCTTATCGGCGGAGCGTCCGCGTTGACCGCCGCGAATGACCGACGAGGAATGGGAGAAGTGCAAGCGCCTCGGCGGGGCAGCATGGGTGCGGGCGAAGATCAAGGCTGCCCGTGAAACATAACGCAGATTAGACACCTAAAGGAGCCAGATATTGAGTAAATGCGCTATTTGTAGAGCTGAATACGAACGCAAATACATGTCTCAGCCGACATGTGGCGACTCTATCTGCAAAACAGAACTCAGACGACAGAAGGAAAGGCAGAAGGCGGAGAGGGAAGAAATCAGATTACGCAAGGAAAAAATCAAGAGCCGAAGAGACTGGCTGGATGAATTTCAGACGATTTTCAATCGGTACATCGTTTTGCGTGACGGAAAAGTTTGCATCAGCTGCGGGACGCAGAATCCGGCTATCCAATACTGCGCCGGCCATTACCGATCAAGAGGCGCGGCTCCTCAGCATCGGTTTAACGAGCTTAACGTCCACTCTCAATGCAACCACCATTGCAACCTTCGGTTATCCGGAAACATCGTGAATTACCGACCTGCGCTGATTAAAAAAATCGGGTTGTCCGCTGTAGAGGCGCTCGAAAATGATAACGCAGCACGATACTACGCCATCGAGGATTTACGGGAATGGATAGCCAAATACAAAGCAAAAATAAAGGATTTGAGGCATGAAACCTAGACCGCCCACCTGCAATCTTGGCCGGTTCGTACCCGCTCAAATGGATGTAGAGAGCATCAAGCAGGATGGCTTTAACCAGCACGGTATCCTGGTGGTGTCTGTAGATGATCAACGGCTGAGCTGGATCGAGCGGCAGATTATTCAAAAAATAGGAGATCGCCTTTATGCGCAGAGACGAATTTGAGGAAAATCAGCGACTACGCCAGCTTGTCCCCGTCGACGCGGATCGGAATCTGTCCAATTGGGGTGCTTGGCGGCGGAGCGGACAATATGTCCGTGGCTACCCTACCCATTCAACCTTTCTCGAAAATCTTGGCGGATGCGCCAGTGCTGATGCCTCTGATCATGTTTATGAGGCGCAGAACAACTGGCGAGCGAAGGTCGCCGATGCCGTGATTGATTCGCTTGAGAAACAGCACAAAATGGTCATCTCACACGTCTATGAGGCTGCTGTGTGGGAGTTCAAGCAAAGAGCCATAGATGATGTACTGGTCGAGGCGGCTAACGCTTTCTGGGACAAGGCTCAAGCAAAGGGGCTTACCTGAATTAGAGAATTGCCGTGAAAAAATATCTCTTTTACTCTTTACTTATTGATGTTCTTAATGTACAATTCAAAACGTGGGCAGAGACACGCCCATAAGAAACGCACAAGCCACCCTTTATGTGGCTTTTTTTACGCCTGCCGATTACGCCAACTTTTAGCCTGCCCGATGTGCAGGCCACCAAACACCTAGCAG